TCTACATTGCAACTCGTATCCTCGAGACGCAGCTGCAGACCGGCACCGCCAACAACGACATCAACGCCGTCAAGGCGATCGGTGCCGTTCCGGAAGGGTTTGCGGTTAATCACTACTTAACTGACCCCGACTCATGGTTCCTAACTACAGATGTGCCGGAAGGCGCGAAATACTTCAATCGTGTGCCGGTCAGTGAAGATAGCGACGGCGATTTCGATACTGGTAATATTCGCTATCGTCAACGCGAAAGATACGCCTTCGGTTTCTCCAATTACCTCGCGATCTGGGGCATCCCAGGGGCCTAAAACCTCCTACGCTGCAACAAGTTAAAAGGAAAAGGCCCGCTCTTGAGCGGGCCTTTTTCTTGATACAGACGGGGACTTTGATACGGGGAAGTTCAAAAAATACGGTGTCAAAATATCGCTTGTGCAGGCCCCAAACCTGTATTAGCTTGGTGGTGTTCGAAGTCACTAGCTAAGGCAAGGAGCCTGCACAGGAATGATATGCACTGGATGTAACGAAGACAAGCCGATCAAGGCGCGCGGGCTCTGCGGAGCCTGCTACACGCAGTGGCAGAAGACTGGCAGTACGGTTCGAGTTCGAACCCGAGGTCTCAAAGGTAAACCTTGCATCGTCGAAGGCTGCGACGGTGTCGCCCACGGGCGTGGGCTTTGCCATAAGCATCTAAAACGCGAGCGTCTTACGGGGTCGCTGGACGACCCGCGGGCTAACCAGCCGACGCCGTTGACGCTGCACCCGCTGTACCCTCAGTGGATCGACTTCCAGCGTGCGCGCAATCCGCGACCGGTCGTGCCGGAGTGGAAGGAAGATTTTGAAACGTTTTTGGCTGGCGTTGGCGACCGGCCTTCGAAGCGTCATCGGCTGTACCGGCGCGATAAAACGTTGCCAATGGGGCCAACCAATTTCGAATGGCGCGTAGCGCTGCTCGAGAAAGAACCCGGCGAGGATCAGCTAACGTACAATAGACGCTACCGCCGAGCCCACCGCGAGATGTACGGCACCGACTACCACATGGCCGACCTTATGAGGAAGTACGGCTTAACCACCTATGACCTCGCCGCTATGGCAGAAAAGCAGGGCCATCGGTGCGCGATCTGCGGCAATCCAGAAATCGAACAACGCAACGGATTGGTGAAGCACCTAGCTGTCGATCATGATCATCGCCCCGGCGGCAAGGTGCGCGAGCTTCTTTGTCAAGCCTGCAACAAAGGACTCGGGTGTTTCAAGGATGACTTCGACGTCATGTTGAAAGCCATTGAGTACCTGCACAAACACGACGCTCTTTACGTTCCGCCACGGGCTTGACGAACACCGCCCCCATCCGATAATCTCAACCTTGCACCGAACGCCTTACAACTCGCTCGCTGCAATCCCTCCTCCCTACTTGGCCCGCGCCCCACGCGGGCCTTTTCTTTTGCGCGGTAACAGGCTACCGTCTGCCAATCGACGCGCCGTGGGGTAACCACTCCCTGGCCACTCCAGCTGCGGGCGTCCTCATGGAGACTGATTATGGCGACCACGAATTTCCCGAATGGCGTGTCAAGTTTCGGCCTGCCGGTTTACGGCACCCCGATCAACGGCGCCCCCCTCACCGGTCAGGTGATGTTCGTCGACACGGTTAACGGCGTCGACGCCGGAACCGGCAACAGCCCGAACAGCCCGTACCAGACCCTGACTTACGCGCTGACGCAGGTCAGCAGCGGCGCCTACGCGACGATCTACGTCCAGCAGGGCAGCACCGTCACGATCAGCAGCGCCACCGCGCTCCTCCTCAACGTTGCCAACGTCGCCATCATCGGCCTCGGCACCGGCAGCCAGCGCCCGGTGTTCAACTTCACCACGGCCAACACTGCCGCGATCCCGGTCAGCGCGGCCAACGTCACCGTGCGCAACATCCGCCATACCGGCAACTTCCTGTCGATCGCCCGAGCCTACACCGTCACGGCTGTCGGCTTCACTCTCGACGGCTGTCACTTCGCCGATGCCACGGGCAGCCTGAACTTCCTCAACATCATCAACTGTACCGGCGCAGCGAACACCGCGGATCGCCTGACGGTGACCAACAATACCTGGGTCGGGCTCGGCACCACCTCGGTCAACAGCTTCGTGCTGACCGCCAACGACATCGACCGCCTGACCTTCTCGGGCAACTACGCCAACCTCGCGGCGACCACCGACGCGGCGTCGGGCGTTACCGTCACGGCCGGCGTTCTCACCAACGCCTCGATCGCCTACAACCGCACTTATCGCAAGAACACCGCGACCACGACGGGTGCGCTGGTTAACCTGAGCGGCACGACCTCGACGGGCCTGATCAACAACAACTACTGCCTGACGCTCGACTCATCGAGCCCGCTGCTCTTCACGGCAACGACGGGCCTCGGCGCGTTCGAGAACTACGTCTCGGGCGCGATCACCCTGTCGGGTCTGCTGACTCCGGCGAACGCGTAACGGCATCAGCGGGGAGCTTCGGTTCCCCGCCTTCTCATCAGGAGGCAAGCATGCCCTACTACGCATTCGACATGGATCCTGCCAATACCAGCACGAACGGTATCGCGCAGGCGCAGACCACCTCCGGCGCAGCCGACCTGCTGCTCAACGGCTCGCAGGTTTCAGGTGGCGTCTGGAGCACGACCAGCGCAGGCTACTCGTCCGGGGTCGGCGGGGTTCGTATCCTCATCGACTCGGCGGGCGACATCTCGTCGGTCATCTTTACAGTCTACGGCACCGACCAGGACGGCATCACGCGCACCGAGACGATCACCGGCGTGACCACGACTGAGGTCCTGTCGACGACATTCTGGCAGACCATCACTCGGATCGCGGCCAGCGCTACGGTCGGGTCGAACGTCAACGTTGGCACGGTCAGCCAGATCGTCAGTCCGACGATGGTGCTCAACTGGCGCAACAACTACGCCGCGACCTTCGTGGTCGGCGGGCTGGCTGGCACCTGCCAGTACGACATCGAAGAGACCAACATGCCGATCACCGGCACGACGGACCCGGCGACGCTGGTATGGGGTGTCACGCAGTCTAACAAGAGCGCGGATCTTACCGGGTCGTGCCTAAACTATTCGACCGCGGCGCGGCTGCGTTTCGACAGCTATTCGTCAGGCGCGGAGTTGCAGGTTTCGGTTCGGCAGAACGACTACAGCGCGAGGTAAGGCGTGACGACCTCCGGAACGACCGACTTTCAGCTCGATTTCGTGACCGCCGTGGAGGAAGCTTTTGAGCGTTGCGGGCTCGAGAGCCGGTCCGGTTACGACATGCGAACTGCGCGTCGTAGTATCAACCTCATGATGTTGGACTGGGCCAACAAGGGGCTAAACATGTTCACGTACGAAGAGCGGGCTGAACCGCTTTTGTACGGCGTGTCGGAGTATTCGCTCGGGGCCGATTTGGTGGATGTGCTTGAACAGGTAGTGCAGTTGCCGCCGTACGGTTCGTCACCACAGATTTCTCGTCTCAATGTTACCAGAGTGAGCGTCAGCACGCAGGCTACGCGCACGAACCCAAACATTACGGGCCGACCAGTAGAGGTGTATTACAACCGAGGGGTTGACGGCGTTACGGCGCACGTCTGGCCGCTACCCGATAGCAATGGCCCCTATGTGTTAATTTATTGGGCTATGCGTCGTATTCAGGATGCCGGAGCATTCACCAATACTGGCGATTTTCCTTTCCGGTTCCTGCCGGTCTTTGTTGCCGGTCTGGCGTACATGATCGCGCAAAAGAAGCGACGCGACGACCCGAATCTGGTACAGACTTTGAAGGCTGAATATGACGAAGCTTGGGCCGCGGCAGCCTCGGAAGACAGGGAAAAAGCCGTGCTCACGATTACCCCGAGATCGTCCAGTTATCGTGTCGGAACCAATTGATCGAGTCTGTCGAAACAGAACCTATGGTGATCGTGTACAAGGCCACGAACCTTGTGAACAATCATTTTTATCTTGGGTATTCGGCACGGGGCTTGGCTCAGCGCGAAGAGAAACACCGCGCTATGGCGAGGCAAGGTCGGGGGCACCATTTTCACGCGGCGATGCGCAAGTACGGCGCGGAGAATTTTGTGTTCGAGGTCGTCCAGGATTTTCAAGACGACGAAGATCTCGCCAAGATGTTTGAACGTGAAGCTATTCTAGGTTGGAAGCCCCAGTACAACATCTCGCACGGCGGCGACGGGCACCATGTGTCGATGGAGTCACGGAAGAAGATCGGTGACGCTAATCGAGGCCGCCCTAAAAGCGCGGAAACCTTAGAAAAAATGCGCGTAGCGCGCATCGGCAAAAAGGCTACGGAGGAAACCAAAGCGAAGATGCGTGCTACGTGGGCGGCCAAGTACGGTCCGCGAAAGCCGCGCGTGTACACACCCAGAGTTTTTACGCCCGAACAGCGTGCTTACATGAGCGCGATAAATACTGGTAAGACCCACAGCGAAGAGACTCGCGCTAAAATACGCGCAGCGCGGGCACTGCAAGTCATCACTGACGAGACGCGCGCTAAGCAAAGCGCGGCATTGAAGGGCCGCCCAGCACACAACAAAGGCGTGACGCCATCGGCCGAGACGCGCGCGAAGATGCGCGCGACACATCTTGCTCGACCGCCGGTTACCGACGAGGCACGTGCCAATATGCGCGTTGCGCAGGCCAAGAACCGGAAGCCTGTCCAGTGTGTAAACGACGGTCGGGTGTTCGAAAGTTCGCGGGAAGCCGAAATATTTTACGGGCTATGCCAAGCCGCAGTGACGAGGGTGGTTACAGGACGCATCAAGAGCGCCCGCGGCCTCGTGTTTATCCGCTGGGAGCCGAAGTGAATGGCTGGCGTCTCATCCAGTGTAACACGCCCGCCATGGGCACTCGGGCTGTGCGATCGGTGCGGGTTCGCGTTCAAGTTGAACCAACTTCACGAACAAATTTTCGATGAGCGGCCTACGGGCCTTCTTGTTTGCGACGTTTGCAACGATGTAGATTCGCCGCAACTACAGCTAGGCCGGGAAAAAATTTTCGACCCGCAATCGTTGCTCAACCCGCGTCCCGATACTGGTGTTCCAGGTTCTACGGGCCTGTTCGGGTGGCTTCCCGTGGGGAATCCCTTGACCAACATCCAATGCCAAGTTGGCAACATCACCGTTGTCGTAGTATGAGATGCTGAACGGCAGGAGTTTCGGAATGAAAGCGACGAAGAAAGTCACGGTGCCCAAGAAGATG